CAATTTGGTGTACTAATTCTTGCGATAAGCGGTTCTCTATTTTAGAATACAGAAGCACCGCAAATTCTACATGCATACCTTCGTCTCTACTAATTAATTCATTCGAAAACGACAATCCCTGCATTAGCCCTCTTTCTTTTAACCAAAAAATACTGCAAAATGCACCACTGAAAAATACACCTTCGACTAATGCAAATGCAATAAGTCTTTGCGAAAAAGGGGCAGTTTCATCATTAATCCATTTAAAACACCATTCTGCTTTTTTCTTAATACAAGGCATATAATTAATTGCGTCAAGTGCTTCGTGTTTTTCAATAGGGTCTTTGAAATAGGTGTCTATTAATAGCGAGTAAGTTTCCGAATGAATATTCTCAATAGACATTTGAAATGCATAAAAGAATTTTGCTTCTAATACTTGGACATCATTCAAAAATCGTTCTCCTAAATTAATATTAACAATCGTATCGCTTGAACTAAAGAATGCCAATATTTGTTTAATAAAAAACCTCTCATTGTTATTTAAATTATTAAAATCTACTAAATCTTTACTTAAATCTATTTCTTCTGCAGTCCAAAAACAACTTAATGCCTTCTTATACATCTCCCACATATCATAATGTTCTATTGGGAAAATAGTCAGTCTTGACGAAGGGGCGAGGAGAAGCTCATTATTATTAGACATTATATTATAATAGCAATATTTATTTATATACTAAATTATTATATAAGGAAGTTCTATAGAAAGGGGAAATTATGCAAATTTAATATTTATAAATAATAGCAAAATCATGAGCATAATAATGAAAAATATCATAAAAAAATATAAAAATTGATTATCATTGTTAATTTAATTTTTAATTAAAACTTACAATAAGATGTCAATCTCAATGAAAATGAAGGAATACATGAATAACATGCCTGAAACTATTAAAACTAAAAAAGAGATTGAAGCATATTTCAAAGATGGAATGAAAAAAGCAGTTGAAAATAATAATGTTGATAAACCTAAAAAAGAACCCAATGATTATCAGAAGTTTATGAAAGAACAAATTAAAGTTCTTAAAAAGGAAGACCCTAATTTAACTGGTCCTCAAGTATTTTCTATGGTCGCATCAAGGTGGAGAACACAAAAAGGAGATAATGGTGCAAAGGATAATGTTGATAATGTTGATAATGTTGACGAAGAAGTAAACCAAGCAAAAGAAGAAGTAAAAGATGAAGCAAAGGAGGAAGTAAAGGAGGAAGTAAAGGAGGAAGTAAAAGATGAAGTAAAGGAGGAAGTAAAGGAAGTAAAGGAAAAAAAGAAAAAGCAAAAGTAAGTTAAGATTAAGTAAGTTAAGTAAGTTAAGTAAGTTAAGTAAAAATATTGTATAATATATATTATATATAATATATTTTTTATATTGCATATCTTTTTGCAAGGATAAATATGTTCTAAATTAACAAAATTAAAATAAAAATTGATTATCTTTTCTTAAAACTTATAGTAAGGACAAGCATAAGAAGACACACAAAAGCAACCCAATCGAACAAAGCAAACCAACCGAACAAAGCAATCAAAGCAACCTTTCATCAAATCAGTATTTCAAAGATGTCATCTGAATATGCTGTTCGCTTTCAGGAGATGATTGCAAAGATGCCAAACACCTTGACTGTGAAGGAAGTTGACGAGTATTGCAAGAATGCAAAGAAGGAGATTAAGGTGAAAATCGGTGAAGAAACAAAGGTGAAGAAGACCGCTGTCCAGAAGAAGCGCGCTAAAAAAGTTGATGTTGACGATGATGGCAATGAGGTTGCAAAGGTTAAAAAACCTCTCAATGCCTATCAGCAGTTTATTAGGGATAATCGCCAAAAAGTCAAGGACGAACATCCTGACGCAAAAGGTGATGAAATATTTACTATGATTGCAACCTTGTGGAACAAACACAAGGAAGATATGAAGAATAATGATAGTGATGACGATATCAAGGTCGTAGCCGTTGCAGCCGTCGATAGTGTCGATGATGGTGATATTACGCGCGATGAAGATGATAAGAAGGAAAATAAAGAAAAAAAGGAAAAGAAAGAAAAGAAAGAAAAGAAAGAAAAGAAGGAAAAGAAGGAAAAAGTGAAGACAGACAAGAAAGGATACTCTGATTAAATATGTTGTATTATGTATAAATAATTAATAATATATATATTATATATTTTTTATAATTTCTAAATATGTTGCGAAACCATCTGCAATATTCAATTCATTATTATAACTTGACATGCGAATATCAAAATGTACCCATCTTTTAACATATTTTTGAGGAATAAAATTCATTATAAATAATGATGCCATTAATCCGTCGCTATTAATGCATTCATATCCAAAGTTTTTTACATCAGCAATATTAGATTTAATATAGGTTATGTATTCAACCCATGGAGAAATTCTTATGCTTTTTTCTGCATATATACAATTATATTTTTCAATATTTTTTGCTATTTTATCATTCAAAGTAAAATATGTAAAGCTTGTATGGCAATGTATTTTAGTAGACCAACTTGTTAATGTCGCATAATCAAATATATAATCGGGATTATAATTTTTGCATGCATATGCCACAGTATCTGCAAGTATTAATCTACCTTCTGCGTCTGTACTAACAATCTCAACAGTAGTTCCATTATATGCTTTGATAATATCATTCGGTTTTAATGAACCTCCAGATACTATATTTTCAACTAATGGACATAAGCAAACTATCCTATTTTTATAATTATTATCAGCAAAATATTTGAATAATCCTATTGATATTGCTGCGCCTTCTTTGTCCATATACATTTGTTCCATATTATTACTATTTTTTATTGAATACCCGCCAGTATCAATCGTAACTCCTTTGCCAGCCAAGCAGATTGTTTTTTTCCATTTAGGAGGTTTATAATCTAATACTACAAAGTAAGGTTTATTATTAGATGAACCACCAACAGCATCTATTAGTCTCAACCCCATCTTTTTAATATCATTATGATTGTATTTTTTTACATCTACATACTTCGTATTTTTGAAAATATCACAAATATGTGTTGCAAACTTTTCAGGCGTAAAAATATTAGATGGTTCATTGATAATATTTCGCGATAAGTTTGCATAACTAATCATACTAAATAAACCCTCTTTGTCAATCTTATTTAATTGTGGAATGTTAAATGATATATTATTATTTTGCTCTATCTTCTTAATGTATTTATCGAATAAATATAAACCTTGCATAATTCTATAAACATATGCTTTCACAAACTTCTTATTTAATTTTTTGAGATTAAATACAATATCATTGTCATTCTTAATATTTTTAATAATAGTTTTGATATCAATCGAATTTATTATTATATCTAAAACATTTTCTATAACCACATTTGTATTATCAGTTTTATAAGAGGATACTATTATATTATTACTATTTTTATTATTATTTTTGTTTACATATATACTCATTCTAATATATATATATTTTATTATATATTTGCTAATATCAATTGCGAACCTTGTAGTTCATAAATTTTGTCTGCAATTTCTAATGCCGACCGTCGGTGTGCAATTATTATCATAGTACTATTTTGGTCATCAAAGCATTTTTTAATTGTTTGCTGTACAAGTTCTTCGCAATAAGGGTCCAATGCAGAAGTTGCTTCGTCAAATATAATTATTTGAGGTTTCCGAATTAGTGCTCTTGCAATTGATATACGCTGTTTCTGTCCTCCTGAAAGCGAACTTAACTCGGTTCCTTCCAGTTTTGTTTGATATTTATTAGGTAGATTTGATATAAAATCATGCGCATTCGCATTCTTTGATGCCTCTATAATATCATCTTCAGATACATTATCCAACCCATATGATATATTATTTGCAATTGTATCTGTAAATAATATGCTGTCTTGTGCCACATATCCAATATGTTTTTTTAACCATATATTATCATACGCGCAAATATCGACATCATCTATTGTTATGTTCCCGCATGTTGGAGTTAATATATTAACTAATAATTTTGACAAGGTACTTTTGCCACATCCGGAAGCCCCAATAATTGCAATTTTTTCTCCTCTATTAATCTTAAAATTAAAATTAGTTAAAATTGGCTCTGTAGATTTATTATATTTAAATGACAAAGAATTAAAAGATATATCACCATGCAAATTATTATCGGTTGGAATGTAATACCCGTGCACATATTCGGGATCATCGAGAATACTTGTAATCCGCGCATAAGGTTCTTTGCATTTTATAAACTCATTTTTCATATCAAAAATAGTTTTTATAGTAGAATATAATCCTTGATTGTGAAGAATAAATATAATAAGTCCATCGACAGTATTTAAATAATTTGCAGATAATATAATGATGATTGTTATGATTGTAGGAATATTGCTTACTATTAATAGATTGCTTCCATACAAAAGACATTCTTTGTAATTATAATTAGATATTTCATTTGACAACCTATAATATTTATTTTGCGAACGCATTTCATTTGCATACGTTTTCAAAACAGATATGTGTGAAATCGTTTCGTGGGTGTATGTATTTAATTCCTTGTTTAATTCTTCGTAGTTATTCATTATTTTTTTGTGTATCATGTTATAACATTCTGATATTAGATAGTTAAATGGGATTAAAATTAAAGCGATTGCAGTAAGCTTCCAAGATATATTTGTTAATAACCAAAATGTTATTACAACTTCTATAATAGACCGCGACAGCACATTAACATTCAATGATATAATATCAGATACTATTCTTGCATCATTATTTACTCTTTCCAGCAAAGAATTAACAGGTTCCGTTTCGTAAAACTTCAAAGGCTGATTTAGTATCTTTTTATATACGATACATCTTAATTTATGATTCATACATTTTTGTGAATATACAAAGAAGGCTCCTCTGGAAGATATTGCAATCATAGATATAAGGTTAGTATAAAATAGGGAATATAATCGTTTGTTTGAAAAATCTCCCAGCATCATTCTTGTTGTATGCTCGTTTGCATTAACATTATAATATGAACCTATGCAACCGCACATAAGTCCTAAAATACTGTATTTGATGTCTGTATCGCATAAATTAATATATCTTTTAAGATTTTGCATTGTATAAATATAAATATTGATATATATATATTTATAAATATTGATATATATTTATATAAATTAAATAGGTGTGTTTATTAAAATGGACATCAACATATTTATTTTCCGCAGAGACTTTCGCATACATGATAATTTGGCTCTTAATAGATTGATTAAGGATTGTGGGAACAAAGGTATATATCCGATATTTATTTTTAACCCTGCTCAAATATATACTAATAATAACCCCTATTTTAGTAATAATTGTGTTCAATTTATGATTGAAAGTTTAGATGACCTTGATAAGAATATCCATGTAAATTATTACGAAGGCATCGATATTGATATTTTGACTAAATTATCAAACAAATACAAAATTAAATCTATCGCATATAACAAGGATTATTCGCCATTTGCAATAAAAAGAGATAGTATTATAGAAGAATGGGCAAATAAAAATGGAA